CGCACTCTCTGCCGTGGTGCATTTTTTTTGTCCCCGCGAAAGAATCCGCACATGATACATCGTAAGACATTTTTAAAATCCCCTTAAAATCCGCATTTTATCGTCTTGGTGGTCTCACAGTTTTTTAGTAGGAATAACACAAATATCGTATAATGTTTTGTTTGTCTCATCTGTATCCCTGAAATATTTTTTCATAAAACTAAACTGGTCGTTTGCAAATGTTTTAAAGTCTAACACCCTTGATTTTTGTTTCTTATTTAATAGTATTTGTTGTGTTTCTATTTCCTTTTGAGTTCTGTACAATGCATCTTTTAACTCATCTTTTGACGCGTCTCTGTCGTTGCTTATTAGCGTTTTACCGAAATATATATTGTAAAGATTTTTACAGATCATCTTATGGGAAGAGGTTGGTCGAAGATATCTAAATTTGAATTCATTGAAAATCTCCGTGATAAGTTCATTATTTAGTTTAAGTTGTGATTCTAATTCTGGAATAATTTGATCTTCCCTGAAATTGTTATATCTCGCGATTTTGTTGAACAGATTTTTTTCATCTTTGATAATAGTCTTGAATCTTTTAAAAAGACATTGGTCGTGGCTATCCCACGCATCTGCTATCATGCTCGTTGGTTCACCGTCAAATGATGGTAGCATGACGTCGACTGCTTCGTTTGTAAATTGCATCTTAAAGAAATATTTTGCGTGTTGCATTTTTTCGTGCATGGTTGCGTCTTGACTGTTTATACATGATTCTATTTCTCTCGCTCTTGAGTGTGTGATATCTGGGATCATATCATATTTATATGTGACTGACGAATTATCGAACAATTCTTTGATGTAGTTTTCTGTTGATTTTTTTACAACCGACAGGTCTGTTTCTGTTTTATAGTTTGCATATCTGGAGAATAGGTTGAATGACAACTGTAGTGGTGATTTGAACTCATCAATAACAGAATCAATCAATTTTTCGTATATCTTACAGTTATTAAAACAGTGAGTGTCTGACTTCCATCCTGTACATTTTTGATTTCCGCCAATGTAACAAAGCGTAATAATATTCTCGCGGAGGGTTCTCGCTCGAAACGAGAACTGTATAACATCCCGAGCAAGATTGTAAGGGGCGACAAACATGTAGCACTTGTCAAAATCCTTTTCGTCGTAATTTACACCGACCGTTATTTTGTTGTTTGAAATCACAAAGTTTAAATCTTTCCAATGTGTGTTAACGTCTTCAATTTGTTTTAACTCTTCGTCGTCTTTGTCCGCGTTGATGCTTATTCCCTTTTTACCTGTTTCGCGTTCAATACTATCGCGCAATGTTTCCATCGATGGGTACCCGCGACATTTAGATTTCAATGCATAAAATATCAAAAGCTTTTTACCGTCTTTAAGCTCTGTGATGATTTCGTTACAAACTCCTTTAAAATGTTGTTTCACTATGACGGTTCTCTGCTCAGGTAGTTTGATATATTCGTAGATTGTTGATTTACCATTAAGACAATTTACAAAGTTTGTCGTTTTAGTCGTGATGAACGCGTCCAGAAAGATGTTTTTATTACTTCCATTTAGGAATTTTAACAGTTCTACCCAGATTAATACCTTATTGGCTGTTCCTATAAAGTCATTGTCCACAAATTTATTAAGAAATGTCTCAATCTCGTCTATGACAACAATATCATATTTTGATCGGTCTTTCAGATAATGCAACGAGTTAAGACATATGATTAGATTTTTTGGTGTTCCGAGACTTTGCTTATTTTTCACGTGTAGGTAATTTGTCACCTCTATACCATCATCGAGGAGACGTTTGTACACATTGCTGACCAAGGCACGATTTGGGCAAATCCACAGAAATGATTTTTCAGGATTTTGGGCTAAATATTTAGATGACATGTATGTTTTGCCCGATCCCATTCCCGCCCAAAATATCGCGGATCTTTCTGCTTCAGTGATGAGGTCAGTATTAAGAGAATCTATTTTCACAGTGTTTCCAAATCTGAAGGTTAACATGAATTGTGTAAAATGATAATTTCGAGACAGCTCGGGATAATAAGTCGCGGCTATTGCATGAATAGTTTGGATGTTGACAGTTTTGAACGTGTCCATTTTCGACCAAGTGTATTGCCATCGTCTGTATTCATCGGGTAAAACATTTCCCTTCGCAATATGTTTTTTTACGATCCAACTCCAAAAGTTTTCAAATGAACCACCTGAATCATGATAGAACTTCGCGACTGTATGTGTGTATCTATGATTATGACATGGGTCTGCTGATACTGGCAATAATCTGAGATATGTGTCAGGTGTATAATCTACAACATGTTCGATATCAACCGGCAGTTGTGACTTCATTGAATCCGGAATAGTAGACAAATCAAACCGTTCTCTGGTATTTATCCGTTTTATCTCAACATTGGTTTCAAATCCAAAATCCGGGAATGGGATGGTTTTGCTTTCGTCGATGAAGCATGTAATAAGGTGAGCTTTTGGGTCATCGTTTTCAATTATTTTCTGTATACGCTGATGAGGATCACCGCATTTAGATTGATTGATACACTTCATCAGTTTGTTGTTTGAATATGTCGTCAGGTCAAAAGAATCTTCTTCGCGTTTCATCATGGTAACCACTGCTTTAAGAATGTCGCGGTCATGTTTGCTCTTGACAATGTAGTTATTTAATGTGATATGCAGTGAAAATTTTGAAGGATCATATGAGCCGCTTATCGCCATATCCGCATTAGGGAAATACTTCACGATTATTGATTTTATTTTTTCTGTGTATGATGGAAAGTGAGTCTCAAACATGTTCATCCCACCGTGATCAATATCGAACATCACTTTGTACGGGTATGTCGAAAGTATTTCAAACACGTTTCTATTTTTTGAGACAAGTTTTAACAAGCGGTCAGGCTCACATGATCCCCACATGCGTCCATTTTTTACGGTATGAGTGTGTATCGAGACATGATTTTCAGGCTTCTTTTTCAACATCATTTCTTGTGCGCCACCGTTCTTTGTCTTATTCTTCCAAAAAATAATTTTATGATCGGTCAATGAATATACAATGCCGTTTGATGTGTTGATAATCGCTTTTTCTTCATAATTCTCAATGTATTCGTCTTCAAGAATGGTGCCAATATCTGGGGTGTCATCAACTTCGTCATATTCATATTGGGGTTCTTCTTCGTATACCTCAACGACAGTTGTTTCGGTCGACGCGTTAGAAACAGTCTCGGACATGACTTTCACTGAATCGATCACATTGTTCAATATACTTTCGATGATTTCTTCAACAACGCCAGAAATTGCTTCACATGTATCAATTGTCTCAAGTGTAATAACATTTGTCGAGATCGGATTATACACCTCAAGCTGTGTTAAGATTTTTTCGATCGTCTTATCAGTCTTGCACTCTGTTATGCGTTTCAGAAAAGATTTGTAATCTTTCGGTTGCATCATCTCCTTGCATTGTTCAAGTTTCAGAGAAGCGGATTTTCTAAAGTCTGACATTTTCTTTTTTCTATACTACGATATTAAAATTTCTCTTTAAACTCAAATTTCAGAAATTCTATACAAATAAATATAGATGGTGATTTTTTAATAAACAAATATCAAAATAGATCCATTATGCAGTATATCCAAAAATACCCCATTTTTCCTAAACTAAAGAAGGATTTTTAGAAATATTGCGGCTTCCTTCTTATAATAGTATCTGAGCATTGCTTTTTTGTTTAGAGTTTCTTTGTGATCATTATTGTATTGCTTTGCGTATTCACGTGAATAATTTCTGTACTGCTCTTCATGGGTTGCTCTCCAATTATATATCGATTTCTTGTTTTGTGCGTAAGTTGGCATCTTGTATTAATCGTATATTCTTTCTCTCTAAATAGTTACGTAACTTTTCCAGTGCTTCTTCATAACGTTCTTTCTTAATCTTCTTAATACATGAGAAATGTATTGTCCTATCAACAACATCTACTCTCTTACAATGTCTCAGAGGTTTATTACAATGTTCACAGAGCATGTTATTATTGGTTTGGAGAAATTACATGACTTGAAAACGCAGAGTCTATTTTGTTTAATGTTGGATTATATACGTTGATCCAATATTGTTCACATTTTCGAGATTCATTAATACTCATGTGCGTTTGCTCTATGACCTCAACGTCAAAATTTTGGAAACCTCCATTGGCACGGATAAATTTGTAAAGCTTCTTATTGTGATACTTATACCCAGAATTTACACAAGTCTTAAGATGATGGTACATTCGAATACTTAAAGGTTTGATACTATGACCAATGTATGAGTCATTAATTTCAGGATCCTTACAGAATATTCTGTAAACAGTCGCATCGTATTTTTTTAATTGATCGCGTTGTGTCTTCAATTTATATTGGGTAATTAGCTGCTTAACAGTTTCATAGTGTTCATGTGGCTCAGCATATTTCAGAAATTTTTCAATATTCATTTACTTACAAATACATGAAAAAATTACAATAAAAACGACTAAAAGATCAGTGATCCGTTTGTCTTTGATTTCTTGCTGATGCCGTTGATCAAGAAAGTAAAGTTTGTGTTTGGAAATCTTAGAGTTGTTTCGGGGTTAGCATTATCGCTGACACGTTTAAACGTCAATGTGAGATTGCATACGTCCTGACTTTTTCCAAATGTCAATGTTCCTGCTTGATTGTAAACTCTAAAACCCGTTGTTGCGTTAGTTGAAGGATATTGGTAAAACCCTAAAAAGGCAGTGTCGGTGTTGCCTCCTCTTGTAAAAGCATAAGAGTTATTTATAAATGGTAGACCACTTATGTACAAGGTCAAATTTAAATTATCGACATCACTATTTCCAAAAGTGGCACCTAATGCAGCAGGAGTTTTTGCACTCGTTATTGATGTAAGTGATAAATTAAATGTATCATATTGGTCATACATGTCACCAAGAAGAGTTCTCAGATTAAGGTTCCTAAACGTTAGGACACTGTGGGTTGTACTTGTAGATCCATATATATTATCGGCCCCTTCTATGTCACTAACTCTCAAAATTAATGTTGCTACAGCGAAATCAGTCATTTATTAATTGTGGAGAAAATAAACTTAATATTTGACATAACATGTTCCGTTTTCGCAGACGATCACTGAATCGAAATTAGCGAAAGCGTCAAAGCGTACTTGAGCAGTAGCACCAGCAGTTGTGAAATTGCCCATGAAAAAGATGTCGTCTGTGTTCGAGTTATAACCTGCGAAAATAGTGTCTTTACTTGCTGCTGCATAACTTTCAAGGTCGATTCCTACATAAAAAGAACCTGAAGAAATTCCAGAAACAACTCCTTCTGCATCACCAGTATATTGAAGAGAAACATTGGATAATGTGTTGATGTTTGCAGTAGCATTATTAAGCAATCCCGTGTAACTACGACGATCGATAGAGGGCTGATAGTTAAGATCAGCTATTGAACCGAAAGCCTTTAATACCTCAGCATACATCTCGCACAAAGTATTCGGCTCTTTCGGAGGAAAGACCTGCGCACCAACTCTAAAGTTATACGATGTAATCCCTTGAGTACCGCATGAAAAAGGAAAGAACTGATTAGCACCAAGGCCTTTGTCACGAGCAGCCACTACGATTGCTTTCAAAGAGGAAAATTTCGCAGGTATAGGCATAGCAATTTGCGTCGCGGTGTTTTGGGCCAATTGTGCATTAAATGCATAATTGCGGAAATCAGGGACACAAAACTGAAGAGGTTCATTACCCAAGGAGCCGTAAATGGTTTGCATGGCGGAGTCTCCGAGTTCGATAAAGTTTCCTACATACTCCACGTTAGACATAATGATTGCTCCAGAGGGACCTGACATACAACCAGCAGCCTTATTCATATTATCAACGAGGGTGATCTCTACTCTGAGAGGTGCAGATGTACAGGCAAAAAGTGGGAAATAATTACTTGAGCAAAGTGAACCAACAAGAGAAATCAAATTAAGACAGTATGTCTCTGCTGGTGAGCCTGCAGCAGGAATTAAATCTGCTGCGGCAGTTACAGCAGTACCAGCACCTCCGAGACGTTCTCCAGAATTAGCATTAAAAGTTGGAATTGGTTTTGCCGAAAATCCAGTAACGAGGGTGTTAATATCAGCAACTTGATTATTTCCCACAGCAGCAACAGTTGGAGTCATCAACACCGTATCAGATCTCGTGCCGCTTAAAAGTGACTGTTTTCCTTGTGTGGAATCTGTTGGTTGTTGCAAATCAAACAAGATCTTTGCCAAGAGACCATATTGGTCAACATCACTCAACAATGATGACGCGTGGAAAACGCGAATGCGTGAAATCAAACCATGCGCACCACAAGAGTCCCAACGAATAGCCTGACCAGCCGTTCCTGCCGTAACTCTCAAATTGAATTTGAGATAAGATTCCGTTGGAACTAAAACGAGATTGTTGCGAGTTGGGATGTTGATGATTATTGTATCTCCTAAATTATAGCCAGAAGTACCATTTTGCGGGGCCACATTTACTCTTGAACTTCTTGCCATGGCACTTTCAACTTTTGAACCGTATTTAAGATTTTTGGGAAGCATTGTTTTTAATATAGCAAAAGAGAAAAAAAATATTAATTAACTTTTTCGAGGCTTAACTAAACCTCTTACAATGATAATTTGGGGTTTTGGTTCAATAAGCATATTTGTGTAAATCCCCCCTAAAGAAGTCGTTGTTTTTTTCGTGAAAGGCTTCATTGTTTATATTTATCCTACATTAAAAGTTTTGGCAGTGCCTTCGTTACAACGGATGACAAAACTGCTGGAGCAATTCGAGTTCCAAGACTATAGACAGCACCCGCCATTTTTTGCCCTAAAGTTCTCGGCTGTTTGCTTGACTTTTTTCCAATATACATGTTTTCATATATGTCCAGACAATAAATTATTCTACGAAATTGACAATATCTAATTGTAGTGTTAAAGAGAAATATTGACGATTGATATTTATAGGATTACCACTGTCATCCACAAGTTTAATAGAAATGTTGCTCAATACATTTGAGTGCAAATTTACCTTAAAGTTTGACATGTTCTTAAAAGTTATCACGGAATACGGTTGTGAGTCTACTGGTATACTACATAAAATGTTTGATTCGTTTTGTAGATTGTTGTTTATACATCCTGTTTGCAAATTTGTCGCTAAACAAATACAACGAACAGTTGCGAGATTTACCAAATTTGTACTTGTGTAATATTGTAATGCTGACGTATTGTTGATGTCATTAGTCGATAATCCGAGTAACTCTATAGCAGTCGTATATGCAGCGAGAAATTTAAAATTATATGTTGAATTGACAAACAAGAACTTGTTTTGAATACTGTTATAAGTGACCGTCATGCGACCATCTATGAATAGAGTTGACAAATGAGACGCTAATTGGTAAGCGTTATAATTACCCACTTGGATATAAAGTGTGCTGTTTATTGTGTCAACCGTTGCACCGTTTACATCAACGACGATTTCTTGTATATAGATCACATTATTGTTTGAATTGACGTTGTAAAACGAGTACGGAATAGAGGCATGTTGAACGCTTAGCATAATAGTGTGCTGTGACTGTATTTCAATAACTGGAAGGCTGAAATTACAATCTGACAAGGTTAAATCATTGTATGACGTTGCATACCGTGAATTAAGATGTATTTGAATACTTTCAACGCTCATTTATATTTGCAGAGATAATCTCCGCACCTCTTTTAAACTTTACGATCACCGAGTTTGGTAAGATTACGATAGTCATGACTCTTCAATGGATTGACTATTCCGCGTGTTCCGCCTATTGTTATTTTTTTACCACCTGTTTGAGTATTTCGCAGAATAGAAACAACGTCATTACTCGCGCGAATATCTGTTTGGTTTGGTCTTATCCTTTTACCAATCCCGAATAATCCTACACCTTTGCTCGTTGTTATTACTTTTGCGATTTTCCCACCAACGCTTTCTGCCAAACTTCCACCCAACGAGTCGCCAATCGCAGTGATATTCTTATTTTTGTATTTCTGTTTTACCTTGTCAACTAATGCAGATGATCTCTGAAACCTTGACGTTAAACCACCCAAACCAACTGCGAGGGCTGCGTCGGTGAATATATCGCTGCCTTTTCGTGATCCGGCGAATACTATTTTAGGGTTGTTGCGTTTGTCCAAAAATACCTTTTGCTCTGCATTTGACAAGTCTTCGTCCAATACATAACCATATTTTTTACCGATTTCTTTTGCAGGAGTATTGCGACTGTACGAGGCTTGAATCAGATCCTTTAACTCACTCGCTTTTGTGTTCGTCATTTATATTTGTTGTGATATTTATTTTTAGGGGGATTCATCCCCCTTGCCCTTGGGGGATATGGGGGTCACGACCCCCAATTTTTCACTTCTCTCTTCCATTTCTTTAAGAGGGCTGTTGTCCTTGTTTTTCTCAACAATCTGATCAATGATCTTGTCAAATGCTGGAAAATTATTGAACTCAGGAAACTTGTTTTCGAAAAATTCATGAGACTTGAAAAAGGTGTTGTACCTTACCTTTTGCCAATCTATCTCGTCGTTTTGTCTTAAACCAAAGTTTAATTCATCAGGGCAAATTCCTCTTTCTAAACTTTTGATTAAATGTTTGATGTCGGTCATGTTTTATTTATCTTTTGAAAAATAATTATTGTTTAATCGTTAAAAGATTAAAATTTTTATATATTTGATCAGTTGTTGTATCGATGTCAAGATGTGTATATGGTTTATCAAAAACATAGTCATACAATTTGATCGCGTCATCTTTCCTCATGTTAAGCAATTCGTTTGCAATGCTGTACCATTCCTCGACGTTTTTCGGTTTGAAAATCGTGATATATGTCAACTGTTTCCTCAACTGTTTAGGAAAGTAGTAATATGCTTGAAGTGTAAAAATAAATGAACAGCATAAATGCTTTTATCAACATTCTATTTAACATTTTTTGAATATCCATATTTTTTAGTTGATCAGCGAAATCGTCAATGATCACACATGAGTATTGAACTTCTCTTTCCTCATCAGATGAATCGTCTGTTTGCTCATCGTCTTCAAATCCTATAACTTTCTTCTTCTTCTTCACATCATCTTCATCTCCGCCTTTTATCTGAATAAGTTCATTATAAATATTCGCTAAATTTTGAACGGTCAATTCGTGAAACACATCTTCATGCATCGCGAATGGATGGTTCTCCAATGAACTAAACGACGATGGTGGACAAAAATAATAAATCTTATTGAACTTGTTACGATAACAATTTGTTGATTTAATGAGGTTTAACATGAGATTTGATTTACCACTTCCTCCAGAACCTGTCAACGCGTATATCATGCCATTTCTGCGACTGATATTAAGATTTTTGATATCTGGGATGAAAATGTCTTGCTTCTCCTTGATTGGTCTAAAGGTCACACCATTTGGGTTTTTGGTTTCAGATATGTCTGTAATAGGCATTGTTTATATTTGAAAGATATTAATTTATTATTTTTCGATTTTTTATTTTCTTTAGGTATTTTAAACATGGAAGAAATCGAAGAAAATGAAAATGTCCAAAACGAGCCTCTCACCAAACAAAAGGGACGTCCAAAAAAGGCGATCAAATCAATCGAAATTTCTGACGTAATACCTGTGAAAAAAGAAAGAACGGAAAAACAAAAGGAAGCCTTTGCAAAGGCACAAGAAACTGTGAAGGCTAACCGTTTAAAAAAACTTGAGGATAAAAAGGTTGAAGCATCTAAATTGCTGCTTGAGAAGGGTATAAAGTTACCTGCTAAAATCGAGCCTCCAGTTGTAGAAGAAGAAGAACCAGAGAATGAAATCATTTATGTCAAAAAACAACGAGCGAAGCCAAAACCAAAGAAGAAGAAGATCATTGTTTATCAGGACGAATCAAGTGAAGAATCATCTGAGGAGGAACAAGAGATTCACTTCAAAAAGTCAAAGAACTTCAAGACACAGCAGAATAAGAAGTCAGTTATAAAAGTCAATGAACACCCACAAGAAACCCAAATTCCTGACAATAAGCGGAATTACCCAGAAAAGAAAATAAGTTTTTTCTGCGATTAGAATAAAGATGCCGAAAAAAAAGATGACGGACATAGAACTGGTTGAACTTATAAAGAAAATCATTACTGAATTGCAGAAGAGCAAAACGGGTAAGACTCCACAAATTACGCCAAATGGTTTAGGAATATCAAATCCGATAAAAATGAAGCGATTAACTCAAAGAACTCAAATCGCAGAACTCAAAGACAGGATAAGAATAAAGAATCTTGAAAAAGAACTTTTAAAACGTGATGTAACACAAACCACACAAGACGCGCGAGATATGTTAAGAAACTTTTTAAATAGCCGCAGCGTATATGAAGACAATGGTTATACAGTTGAAGAACCAGATGATTATATGTATACACAACCAACAACACAAGGTTTTTCAATGTCTGACAATTATGGTACATTTGGAGAATCGGTAGGAAGCGACCGTTTTTTGGTACAACGGTCACCATTTCAATTACAAAGAGGTTCTATGATTCAACAGCCTTTAGAACTGGAGTCGCAATCTGTTGCATCTGCTGAATCTGATATTGTTCAACAGCAACAACCTTCCGCGTATATGCAAGATCAACCTGACGTTTTTGGATATGAGGATATTCCCGATTTCGGTGTCGACCCTTATGCACAGGCAGATGCTCCCACTCCGTATTTTGACCAAAGCCAAGAACCACCAGCACCACAACAAGATATTGAAATGTCTCAATTTATCGGAAGAAGACCAACAAGAACAGCGCGAATTGAACAACTACGCACAAAATACAGAGACATCGCAGGACTTGAGTCAGATCCTACAATTTATCGTTCTAAATATATAAAACAAATCGAACCAGCCATTCGAGACATTTTGCTTAGACAATACATAGCGGGTGGTGGAGCCAACCCACAGGTTTTAAAATCCAAAAATATAGGGCTTATCGAAAACGAATTGCAAAATTTAAAAGATGCACTTAGATTATAAATGAGCAATTTTCTTAATTTGGGTTATAGCAATCTTAATGATTTGGTTAGCATTCATGCGACTGACATTACAACAGAAACTCTGACAACAAATAAAATAAATGCTAATGATGTCGTTTTAAGCGGTACTATCCAAAATGGATCAAACGTTATTTCGTTCAACGAGCAATATCAGTTTGTCGATATCAACCACAATATGCATGTTTATGGTACATTGCTATTGGACTATCAAAATCAGACATACAATGTCGGGCAAATGTTGCTTCAAGGAGGCGGTGGAGGAGGTGGAAATTTGTATCCGAGTATAACCTACGACAGCCAAACTGGTGTGACAACATTCACAGGTCAACTCGATTTTCAAATCCAAAGCATTTCAAGCAATGCCATAATAAACAACAACGATTTCATGACAATAAGTGGCGGTATTCAGAATGTTTCATCGTCTAAAATATATTCCACGCAACAACATTTCCAAAGCAATATTCGTCTCGATGGATCGTTATTGCTCCAAAACGCGGCGACTACAATAAGCAATCTTGAACTGTCACAGTTGTCTGGAATTTCGGCGAATATTCAAACACAAATTTCAAACAGAGTTTCAAAAACTGGAAATGAAACCATCGATGGTATTAAAACATTTTCAAGTCCTCCTGTTATGTCGGGAGGATCGATAACGACAGGAAGTATTCCAATCACAGCAGTAGCAGGAACGGCAGTTGCACTGAGTGGAACTCAAATAATTAGTGGTCAGAAACAATTCACATCCACGCCATTAATGCAAAATATTTCTATATCAGGTTCTATGTTTTTAGCAAATCTTACTGTAACTGTAACAAATGCACAATTACAAAGAATCCCCGATATTGGATCATTAAACACAAAAACAACGAATATAAGTTTCGCATCAAATACAACGACGATATCCAACACATTAAGCAGTTCAGTTTTTACAGTCTCAAGTTCTATTAACGGATATAGTGCAGCAAATTTCAATAATGCGATCGATTTTTCTCGCACTCTCACATCGAGTTCTCAGTCACAACATGATGCAACATTGGCAATTGCGACTCCTGCTTTGGCTGCATCAACTGCTAACACGGCGGCACTTGCCGTAATTACAACAACGACTTTACCGGCGATGAGTGCTTTAATAACGGCGAATACAACAGCAATAACAAATGTGGAAGACGATGTGGTCTCATTGTCACAAAAAACGACACAAATTTCGTACAACAACACGACGAGTATAACTACAATCGGCGCGACATGTTCTCTCAACACGCTCCGCCTTACGACACTTAACAGCGGCCTCACACAGGATGAAAACCAACCAGTCGTATTTATTGGAACAACAAGGTTTCGTAATGGTGTCAGAATTTCAGACGGCTTCGGTTTTGACGTTAGTGGAAACGGAGCATTTGATGGATCATTGACATCAAACGCGGGACTTACATGCAATGGGACGAATGCTAATATAAACACTACCAATCTCACCGTGAATGCATTGTCAACGGTTAACAATGACATGACAATCTCATCGACTAAAAAACTCGTCCTGAAAAATATTGTTCCGCATAATCTTGACAATATTTTTATTGGGGGCGAAACAGCGGCATACAGTACGTACACGACAAATTTTAACACGAAAGCAGTTTTTAACGAGCCATTGAATACATATTCTTCCGTTAATTTCGGAACAAATGCATTTAGGAATTCACTTACATCGTACAACGATACGTTTTCAGTTGATGCTTCTACATCAGCAACAATAACATCTGCCAGTATAGCGGTCAATGCCCCAACAGTAAACATCGGAACGAATCAAGGAGTAGCGGCTGCCAATGTGATAAATATCGGTTCAGTTTCAAGTATTTCGTTTATTAATCTCAACGGTGTGGTATCTTGTCCTTTTGGAATAACTTCCACAAATATCTTTACACAATGGTAATACAATTCCGCTTGTAGTCGGTAAATAGGCGACGATGTCGCCGAAGAAGAGGTTCGGAGATTTTAATCTCTGAGATATGTAAATGAGCAATCCACCAAACGGTTTCAATTCAAACAGTAATTTTAACAAATTTAAAGGAACATATTTTAACAGCGATGTTGATTGTAGTGGAGGTAATATCATTTGTAGGAATGGGAATTTTTATATTGGAAACAACGCCAGTATTTATTCACCGATGAATCGCATCCAGTTTGACGATGTAGGGGGATATATCAACTTCTCAAAAGTATATGTTAGTAGTAATTTTTTGATCTACAACCCAACGACATTGAGCAATATCGATATCATACCATATATTAATCAAAACAATACAAACATAACATCCCTCAATTCAAGCATCGCGACAGCAAACAGCAACATAACAACACTCCAAACAAAATTAACGAATCAAACGTATGTAAGCGGTACAAATACAACGACGTGGTCAGGCAATATATCATTTCCCGCGACATCAATCGCGTCGACATCTATAAACAATACAAGTTTTTGCGATTTGTCAAATAATCAAACGATAGGAGGCACCAAAACTTTTTCATTGGCGCCGAATCTCTCAGGGGCAGGAATATCGTCAGGAAGTATTCCTATCGCATCAGTAGTAGGTACAGCAGTTAATTTAAATTCTTCCCAGTCAATTTCCGGACAAAAAAGTTTCTCAAGCACGCCTTTACTGCTCGCAAATTTGTTGTTGAACGGTAATTTGATATTAAATAACAACACATTGATAATTTTGCAGTCCACGTTACAGAAATTACAGTATTTGTCAGATCTCAGCAACGTCTCATTACAATCGCAACTGAACCAAAAAATCGGCCTTTCAAATAATAACGTTTTTACCGGATTTAACGACTTCAATAATGCAGCAAGTTTTAATGGTCAGTTTTATATTGCCTCAGCGACTCCTTTAATTCAAATCGAAAACGGGAACACTCTGCGGCAATGGTCGAATGGAGTCAGTGGTGATACGGTGATGGAATTGGCATTCGACAAAGGCGCCAGCACACCCGGATGGTCAATTCAGGGCGGATCTGACGGAACACGCGGCTTATTCGGTTTATATTTTTGCACGAATGTTGCAGCAGGTACAAGATTACCAATCATGTACTCAAAGGACACCGGCACCCAAGCGAATAATGTATTAACAATTTCATCAGGAACTACTGCATGTACAAACCTAACTTTTTCAGGTACTCTCAATAATAAAAGCAGTACGACATTTGGATATCTGGACGCGACTTCCTCAATACAGCAACAATTAGACAATAAAGCCAATTTGACAACGACAAATAATTTTACTGGAGGAAATACTTTCTTAGGACAATTAGCAAGTGGTTATAATGCTTCAGGAACTATTTATGGTTCTCAGACTGAAATGTTTCTTACAGGTCATAGACCCTATGCGAATGGAGGCGACCCAACAAATGGTTCCAATGTTTTTGAAATTAGTCTTGATACAGGTTTTTACAAACGTGGTTTTACAATACAAGGAGGCGAGAGTTCTACGAATACTTCTTCGGCAAAGCGTTCTATTTTTGGTTTGTATTATAGAACATTTGTTGGATCTGGAACAGACCCAATACGCACACCTATAATGTATGGGACAGATCAAGAAACTGGTTCTTCTCTTGATAATACTTTGACAATCCCAAGTAGTTTGAGAATGACAGGAACCTTGAAATTAGACGGAGGATCAGAAATATCAAATACACAATTGGCTTACTTAACAACTTTGAGTGAAAATGTTCAATCTGCTGTAAATACATTAAAAACAAAATTAACAGACTTGGTATGGACTTCTGGAACTCCAAATAAAACAACGATTGTTAATACAACAGAAACATCAACGTTGACATTTTCAAATACGTTGAATGGAATTTCTACAACTGTATTTGGGTTTTTGTCAGGATTAACAGAAAATATCACAGACACTTTCGCAAGTTTAAAAGCAAGAACACCAGTAGGGTCGATAATAATGTATCCGCGAGGGGATTTGGGAAGTCCATTTGTATATTGCGATGGCCGTGAGTTAAATAGGACAACAGTCGCCGCTTTGTTTGCGATAATTGGTGTCACGTATGGGGCTGGCGATGGTTCGACAACTTTTAATATACCAGATATGAGAGCCATTTTTTTAAGAGGCTATGGTAACCGCACGATAAACGGTGTTGCTTATGCTTCTACAACAGGTTCAACACTTCAAATAGATGCTATGGAAGCACATACACATAGCAGTAATTTAAGTGGAACTTTTTTAAAAACAGGGACAACTTTTAATGTACCAGGTTGGACTAATGGTTCTAACAGACCTAATGAAAGTTCTGCCCCTGCTTCTACTGGTGGAGTTAATACAGCATTTAGAACGTCAAACGAGACCCGACCCCTAAACCTTCCGGTATTTTACTACATTTGTGCTTCATAGTTTTTCAAACGGTGGTAAATTCTTCTTACCTTTTATTTTTTGTTTTAATACAATCTGCTTTTTAAGATTTGATGGACTGATTTCGTTAACTGTTAGTGGTGTCGTCTTGTTTATTCGTTTTGTTGGTCTAAATACAGGATATGATTTATTCCCCACATCAATCCAAGTCTCTTCATACCATCGTTTTAAATTCTTTGCCTCACCATCTTCCAGATACTTCCCGCCTTGGCGTTTGTATTCTTTTACTATATAACCAGATTTATATGCTGATGGCTTTTCATATATCTTGTTTGCTTTCCGTTTAACCTTATTGTAAAGTGTTGGGTTATCAATTATTGGCATTTTAAAATATCCCAATATAATAAAAATGAGTGATTGGAGTACATTTGATGACACCTTTTTCTTAACTCTTGCAGGATTGCTTATAGGTGTATGCGGATTATCTATTCGGTTTTGTTATCGCTCAAAATGTAAGAAGATAGATCTGTGTGGTATTCATATCGAACGAGATGTCGATGTGGAAGAGGTGATAGATACAACGATTAGTGAAAATAAATCTGAAGACAATATATAAATGAAAATTTTGAAAGTTATCAAATCAGACAGAAAAAATAAGAAGCTTAAAGCTCTTCTTGATAATGGTAAAGAAGTCCATTTTGGTAGTGATGTTAGTCAAACCTATGTCGAAGGTGCAAGTAAAGAGAAACGCGATAACTACTTAAAGAGACATTTAGCAAATCCAATTGAGAAACGTTTAATTCAAAATAACGTAATGAGTCCTTCCCTTTTATCGTATGAGTTGCTTTGGAGAACTCCGAGTTTAAAAAAGAATATTGAAATTCTAAATAAAAAACTGTGAGACCACCAAGACGATAAAATGCGGATTTTAAGGGGATTTTAAAAATGTCTTACGATGTATCATGTGCGGATTCTTTCGCGGGGACAAAAAAAATGCACCACGGCAGAGAGTGCG